AGCCTGGACTACAGGGGCGGCGTAGAGCTTGATGCCTGGGCCGTAGAGCCCGGCGGCGGCCTCCGTCCACTTCACCCAGAAGGCATGAAGGCCCCGATTGGCGAGAGCTACCGGCTCCTGCCTCTCCAGCTCCGCGACCCTGGCCAGGGCGGCGTCGCGCTCTTTACGCATTTCATCCCAGTCCGCGAGGCGCTGCTCTGCCTGCTCTGCCCACGAATCGCGATCCGACCGCAGCTCCCCGACGATGCGGTCGTGCTGGGCGACGGTCATGACCGCAACGGCGGGTTGCGACGGCTTATGTCTGACGGCATCCATGGACAGTGTTCCATCCGGTTTGACGAACAGATAAGCCACCCCCTCCGGCCGCTCCAGCTCCGGCGCCGGGGAGGGTTGCGCTTTGCAGTCCGGGCAATCCTTCACGCACTTCACAGGGCCGTTTTCGTAGGGAATGCCACCTTCTGAGCAGGTAATTTCACCGTCATCGATAAGCCCGGTGCCGTTGCAGGTCGCGCACTTCTGGGATGGTTGCGCCAGGGCGGCGCGACTAGCCTCCCATGTGGGGTAATGGGCGTTGGTTACGTGCCATTTGCTACCCGGTTTGTGCCCCTCGGACTCAAGCAGTGCGTTTCGGCGGTCACGGTACGCATCGAACGCCGCGCGCTCATCCCCGCCTGCCTGCTCTACCGCAGGATGTGTCGCAAGAAATTCCCTTGCTTTCTCGACAGACTCAGGCCATGCAAACTCTGGCTTTCCGCCTTCGTCGTCAGCCCATTTTGCCCCGCAGGAGTCGCATATCTCCCATATCGCTCCGCCTCTATGAGTTTCCTCGTGGCAGCATGTTTTACGTTCGACTTCTCTGACCAAGCCGTGCAGCAGATCCAGCGCTTTGTTCATTTCCATGCTCATTTAACGGCCTCCCACACCTCGGCATTGCCGAGCGCTTCGATTGATGTGTACGTGCTGTGCCCGCTAGCCTCTTGAAGCTCAACGGATCCGCCAGCTTCGAGAACAGCGATGTATCTGCGATTAGTGGGCTTGTGCCGGAAGACCTTTCCGACGACGCACTGCGCGTTGATATGCCGAACCTGGTAGCTGTCGGCGAAACAGCCGTGTTCGTGCATGCTCATGCTGCTACCCTCGGGGCGAGGCCCATGTCTCTGTCGTGATGTCCTGCGAGCCATAACGAACGCTCATAGAGCATGTGCAGTCCGTACGGGCAGGCCTGGAGACGTTCGCCGCGGTCGCGTGCGTCGACGCCCTCGCGGTATTCGTCTGCCGATTCGGGGAACTCAAGCCGCTTGCTTTGCATTTGCTGCTCGCCTCCGCGCGTTTTCACAGGCCTTGCATTCGCTGCAATGGCCGTCCTTCTTGCTCGGGTTCGAGTAGTAGTCAGATAGAGGTTTGAGCGTCTTGCACTTCGAGCATGGTTTCTCGCCGTTTATGAGCGTCGATTTCCCATGTCCGGATGCCCTCCACTTGTCGAACTCGGTGCGGGTGGAGAAATAGGTGCGAAGGAGACGCTGCACGGTGTGATCGCTTATCCCCATGGCAGGGCCGATCTCCCATCGACCGCAATCGAGGATCACTAGGTCTTCGAGCATCCGGCAGTATTCGATGTCCTTTGCCGTGCGCTTGGCCTGAACACGCTTCTGCTGCTCTCGCTCCATTCCGGTAGATGCTCCGGTAATGCGGCTATTGAACGTGACTGGCTGATTTGAAGAGACGCCCGCAGGGATATTCGTGATGACTCCTCCCGCCGCCAGATACTCAGCAACGGCGTTTTGAATGTCATCGTGAGTCAGCGCATGGGCAACCGGCTCTTGCACGCCGGACCACGCATCAGCGCCGATTCTCAGGTCGCTTAGAATCTCGGGAATGTCGGTTTCCATGGCTTTCTCCGGGCAAAAGAAAAGGCCCTCAACAGGGCCTTTAATTTCGCGTAACTTGTTGATTTAAAACGGGATATCGTCGTCGAATTCGTCATGAGCGCTACGCTGCTGCGGTGCGCTCTGCTGCTGAGGAGATTGCCTGCTCTGAGCCGCCTGGTCATTTACAGACTTTCCGCCAAGCATCTGCATCTGTCCGTGCATGTCGACGATTACCTCGGTGGTGTAGCGATCCTGACCGTCCTGGCCCTGCCACTTGCGGGTGCGTAGGCTGCCTTCGACGTAGACCTGGGAACCCTTGCGCAGGTACTCGCCGGCGATCTCCGCCAGGCGACCGAAGAACACCACACGGTGGAACTCGGCGCGTTCCTGTTGCTGGCCGGTCTGCTTGTCCTTCCAGGTCTCGCTGGTGGCGAGGGTGATGTTGGTCACCGCATTGCCGTTGGGCATGTAGCGGGTTTCCGGGTCACCACCGACGTTGCCGACCAGGATTACTTTGTTAACACCTCTCATGCTGCTTTCCTCATGCGCTCTCGCATCTGATGTTCAAGTTCTGCCAACTCTTCCAGGAACGCTTTAACTTCGGACTCCATCTCGCGAATGCGTTCCTCGTCGCGGTGGTAGCGGAAGCACACGTACTGCAATTCATCAGGCAGACGGTCGTCGAAGCTCACGAAGTCGACCCACTCGCGGCCGCTGCATGACATTTGGGCGAGCATCTGCCACTCGTACTGTGGGTCGTGCTTGCCCGACTGCATCGTGTAGATGTGGGTTGCGGTAGACGGGCATTTAATCTCGACGAGCCCATGCTCCCCCGCGAGGCCATCTGGCGACGCGCCAAATCCATCGATTCGCGGATGGATGATCAGGCCTGTTTCGATCGTCATTACGCCTGCATTGAACTCGTAGGCCGAGCGAGCAATCGGCTCCAGGTCGGTACCACGCTGCATTGCGGCGCTGGTGAATCCTTCCTCGCGCTTGCCGGTCAGGCGCTCGCACAGGAGCTGCATCATGTAGTTCTGGCGGGTAGCAGAAGGGGCGCCACTGCGCCCCTTTGCCATCACATCCTTGACCTTGCTGGCCGTCACCCGCCCCAGGCGCTGTGCGAACCATTCATCACTACGCTGCTCGATCATCGCCGGTCTCCTCGAATTCAACGTCGATAGGGGCGTCCAGCAGTTCTTTCTTCCGCTGGTCCTTGGCCGCCGTAAGCTGGTCGCGCGCGCCCTTTGTCTTGTAGGCTTTCCAGGCATTGCTGAATGCTGACTGCAAGTCTTCCATTGTTGGAGAGTCCTTGATGAGGCAGACCGCCTCGCTGACGTCCTCGTACTGTTCTGCGGGAGTGACGTCTCGTTCAACGATCCGCTCTGCCTCGTCCTGGTCGTAGATGCCGGCGAACCCGAACGCGAGGCGTGCGCACTGGATCATTGCCTTGTGGCGAAGCATCCGGCGCGGATGGGACTGCCAAGGCTGGGTGTTCCGCTTGCACTCGGCCATGTACTCAGTCGCGCTGATGGCATGGCTGCGGTCCTTCCGATAGATCTTGCAGGTGCATTCGGTTCCCTGCTGGTCCATTGAGAATTCCATGCCATCGAACTGTGGGTTCTCGTTGATGATCCGAGCCCAGCCATCCACACCAACAACTGGCACGATGCCGTTGTTCTTGTCGGGGAATGCGTACAACTCCTTGGTGAAGGGGTTCAGTTTGTACTGGTCTGCCACGATCAGCAGGGCGACCATCTGCGAATCATTGACCTGGCCCTTGAAACAGGTCTGCTTGAGCGTGTTCGCCACTTCTTCAGGCGTGGTACCCATCTCGTAGCGCGTGGCGAACTTCGTCAGGAGCGGTGTTAGTGCAGTTCCCATGTGAACCTCAATAGTTGATCGTGATGTGAGGAACCTTGCGCTGAGCGATCAGGGTGATCGCCTGCTTGGCGCATTCCTCGGGCATGCCAACGGCGATAAGAGCCGCCAGCGCCTCGTTGTTGATGGCTTTCTTGTGCGCCTTGTCGGCTTCGCGTGCAGCAGCCTCGCGTTCGATGCGGGCCTGCTCATCGGCCTGCCGTTTGCGTTCTGCCGCTGCGGCTTCTTCAGCGCGACGTTGCGCATCACGCTCTGCTTGTTCTGCGCGCTGCTTGGCTTCAATGGCTTCGCGTTCGGCGCGCTCGGCGGCAAGCTTAAGTTCAAGTTCGCGGCGCTCTGCTGCGGCCTGTGCTTCGGCTTCACGGCGTACTGCGGCGTCGCGTTCTGCCTGGGCCTTGGCCTCTTCCTGACGCCGTGCCTGCTCTGCTGCTTCGCGGGCAATGCGCTCCTCGCGCTCTTTCTGCTCGCGTGCTGCTGCTTCGGCGCGCAGGCGTTCCAGTTCGGCCTGCTCGGCTTCGAACTTCTCACGGGCAACCAGGGCTTCTCGGAGAGCGATCAAAGCCTTATCTTTGGCGCGAGCAGCCTCTGCCTCGAACTCTTCCCAGGCTTCGCTGATGGCCAGGCCTTCCAACCAAGCGATGTTGGCTTTGAGTTCAATAGAGTCCAGGTCTCGGCATTCCAGGCGAAGGTTTATCTTGTCGATCTCGCCCTGATGACGCGCAACCCGCGCCGCTTCAGCCTCTTCCCACTCGGTCAGCGGACTGCGCACTTCGGCCTGCCAGGAATCCAACAGATCGCGCATCCGCTTCCGCTCGGCATCGATCTTCTTCGGAACTTCCTTCAACTCGGCGACCAGTTCTTTGCCGACGTTGTCCAGCGCCGTCTTGGAGCGGGCTACCTTGTAGGCGATGGATGCGATAGCCTCTCGGCCCTTGCGAGTGGTCACATCCGGCACGAAGCCGTCGATCTCTTCTCGAATCTTGGCCAGGAAGGGATCCAGGCCATTGGCTGCCGAGTAGACTTGCAGAGCGGTTTCTTTGGCTGGTACTTCGACCAGTTGGTTTTCTGCGGACATGAATGATCCTCGCCGCGCATGCGCAGCCAGTGAAGGGAGGGGTTATTGGCCGGTTGCCTTGGCGATTGCGGCGGATGCATCCGCAACCTGCTGGCTTTCCGCTTTCAGCGGACTAATCAGCGGCAGAAGATTTACCAGGGCATCCAGAAGCTCCGGCGCCGCAGCCATCAGGCGGGCGTTTGCAATCGACATAGCAACGTCTTCAGCTATGTTTTGCGGGGTCGGCGAGGCGGCATTGACGTTTGAACAGATACACTTTTTCCCACCGAAGACCATGTTATTTCGAGACACCCAAGGCCCCGGCGTATGCGATTGCTTGCTCATTCTGTCCTCCAGGTAGAAGG